CAAATAGTAATAAAATGGTTCATTGTTGTAAATTGGAATGTGATCATATGTTTCATAATAATTGTATTAATCAATCCATTAATAGCAATCATTTGAATTGTCCTGAGTGCCGAAAGGCAATTGATAATAACAAAATAAAAAACATGGACAAATCACTAGAATTGGCGATCCGAAATGACGCTTTTAACCACAATGAAATTAATGAGACGCTAAGAGAGCAATTTGCTAATAGTTGTCTCACCGTGGATGACTATCCATATCACAAATTGGTGTTTGAGCGATGGCTAAGTGAAAACAAAGTAAAAACGAAGTAAAGATAAAAACGAAGTAAAAAGTAATTTATAAAAATCTAAATTATTATATAAATATATTTATTTAATGAATATATTTATAATATAATGTCGCCAGCAAATGATCTAATAATAAATCTTGTTGTAACGTGTCCGCATTGCGGTGATCCAGTTTTAATTGAACAACTGAATTGCTGTATTTTCAGACACGGAACTTTAATTGCCTCTGGCAGACAAATAGAACCACACGCACCAAAAGAACTGTGTGATTTCTATGTCGCAACTAACAAAATCTACGGTTGCGGCAGACCATTTCAAATTGTTCGGAACACCAATAATGAATTGGTCGCAGTTGTTTGCGGATACATTTAAACCACCTTTTTCGCTGCGCTTATGAAAAGGTGGTGTCAAACTTGTAAAAAGGTTTCGCGTATTTAAAAAGTCAAATCAACAACAACTGGATAATGATCCGAGTTCATTGTGCCGCAATATTCTGTATATCCGTGATAAATGGATACAGTTGATACCTTTCCAAAAATCTTACTACTCATTAGCACGTGATCTATCATCGAGTAATCTTTTGGTGAACTGGTTGCGCAGTTATCATCTGAATCATACCAGTCGCTATATCGCTCCGCTTGCGCCATTTTTGACGCAGCGTTTGTCAAGGTGTAAGTGCCTTTTTTTAGACCATAGAGTCCCTTCATGATATCAAGGACGTAAGATGTGGGTTTATCGGAGTTGACATCGGGCACTTCGGCGTCAAAATCATTCATGTCGCCGAGTAAAATCACTTCGTAACCTTTAGCGATGTACCCAGCAACCACATTCTGAAGCACTTGCGCTTGCGCTTCTCGTTCGGCGCAGCGACTCGGTTCAGTGGGAATGGCGAGCAAATGAGCGCCAATGAGCGCAGTCTTGTAACCACCTAAACTAAACTCGGTAATATAATGCTTGCTCACACCAGAAGTTCCAGCAGGTCCAGTGTATCCACATTTGGAACCGGTAATAGGATACGACGCACGCTCTTCAGTACGATACAGGTTTATTAGTGGATCTATGCGCGTAATCATTCCTACATTCTGCCCAGTGCTTGTGTCAGTACCCTGCTTCAAATAGGGTTTATAAGTTGTGTCCTTTAGCGAAGTAATCAGTGTATTAAGTTCATCACATCCCTCAACTTCACAAATGTTGACAATATCCGGATTTAACGCCTTGATCGCATTGGCGACATATGACATGTGCGTTTGCGCGTCTGTTACAGTTGCCCAAGAGCAACCAGATCCGGGACATTTAGCGCTGCTACAATAGTCAATAAAGAGCCATTCGGCGTTGTATTGGACAAGACGCAACGAGTTTTTATTGGGTCGGCGGTCGCCTGGGGCGCTAACAATTGGACACTCAGTGTCGGCGTTGACGACCATTTGTTTGTTGTCAATGAAGGTATTATATGACAGAACATACACAAAAAATAACACTAGAAAACTTGTAGGAGTCATTTTATAATACAATTATATATATTAAATTGATCTAAAAATTTAAATGGTTATTATATAATATAAATAATTTCAATGTTTCCTTTTCCAAATAAAGAATTGAAAATTGTTATACCTGTTCTAAGACAGACAAATATCACAAAATATACGATTAAAAGTCCATCAAACTCAAATAATTCTTCGAACGCAAGTAAAACCGTTGAAATGCCTGCTAAAATATACCCATCATGTGAATATGTATTGAACTTTGATGGTTGCAGCAAAGGCAACCCTGGTCCCGCTGGGATTGGCGCTGTTATAAGCAAATCGGGATCTGAAGAGTGGTGCGGTTGCCAGTTTATCGGAAAAAAAACCAACAATCAGTCTGAATATAGCGCACTAATCCTAGGTCTAAATGAGGCGCTCAGTCGTAATATAAAGCAATTACAAGTTTACGGAGATAGTCTACTTGTAATTAATCAGGTGACGGGGCAATTTAAGGTCAAGAATGTCTTGTTACAAGACTTGTATAAAGAAGCGATGAATCTTATTGCTAAATTTGATTATATCGAATTCAAACACGTATATCGTGAGTTCAATAAACGCGCAGATCAATTATCTAATCTTGCTTTAGAAGTGTGTGACCCTTGAATTAAATGAAATAAAATAATGAATATTAGTTTGTTAGAAGTGATATATTAAGTATAGGCGCCGGTTTATAACGCAGTAAATCCAATTCTTTTTTGCTGGTAGGGAATATCTCGCAACCATAAATGTCTTGAAGAAGCAACCATTCGAATATACCGCCAGTATATGCGTAGACATTTTGAAACCCGAGAGCAACCAATTGCTGATACTTTTTATGAACAAGATCATCATGATTATTTTTACCGTAAATAATGATTTTGATACCTTTATTTTCCTTAATATACTTATTGACAATTGCTTCTTCTTGTTCTAATCCAACAGTGCCTTTGATTAGACACTGCTGATCAGTTGACGACAATGTGTTTATAATTAAATACGTTTCAATATTCTTAGTCGCAGTTTGCATATCTTCAAAATTAATCTTCCTCATTGATTGAACATTTCCCATTTATAAGTTAACTAATAATTTATAAATACTTATTTTTAATACAAAATTTTACAAAATAAGTATTTAACCTTTCATAACTTTGTGAAAACACAAACACGTACATTATAAAATTTAATTCATTCTTCGGGTTTGACTAGATTTTGCTGAATAAGGTCTTCGCGACTTCTTTACATAGTGTTTCTTTTGATGAAATACTAAATCACCTAATTTGGTTGTAAAGTCTATCAATCCTAAATTTGTTTTTGAAGAACTACCTTTGCTATATGAATACGGTCGATGTGTCTTTTTAACATTATGTCCTCTACGATGATACACTGTATTACCGCGCTTTGTTGTGTAATTTTTTCTCCCACGGTGAGTTTTAGATCTGGTTCCTTTTCTACCCATTTTTATATATTATCTAAATATAAAAATAAAAAATTAATGTTTTTTGAATCTTTCTTAAAGGTGGACGGACTAGTTAAATTGTACAACAATTTCCACTTTCTCCTTCTTAATACTCTTGGTTGCTGAAATAGATAGTTCCTCGCGCTTCTTCCGCGTCTTCGAGTTATCAATAATGGTCTCCTTGCGTTTCGATGTGCTATTGCGATTGTTCATATCCTTCTCAATTGTATCATAATTCTCTTCGATAAACTTAACTACATTGTTCTCTAGCGCCCATTTAAAGAAATTAAGTTGACCAATTGTCGTCTCAATAAAAGTGCCATTCTTATAAGGAATACTAATGCGATCCCAGCGGCAGAATGGATCAAAACGCTTCTTACTATACGCTTTCAATTTCAACTTGTAATCGTCATAGACCTTGAAACGGCGCGCAACGTTATCCTCTGTCTGATCAATAGTATATAATGTATAAAATTTTTTCGCATAATTGGTGGCGAACCAGTCAACAATACGTAGCGAAATTTTGGACTCGCCAGTAATAATCTTAAGCATGTCGTCTAAATTGGTATTATGGGCGGTATTATAAAATACCATCAAATTATTCAATAATAGATCATTTTGGGTGGTATAGGAACTATTGGCGTTCATACTTGTTATTTAAGTTTTCAATAATAATTTTTAAGTAGTTTTATAGTTAATTATTGATTTAAATAATTAAATTAAAAATAGTAAAATAAAATATTTGATTCAAACCTTTAATTGCAATTTAGCAAAAATAAAATCTAATCGTAAATATATTATAACTATGGGTAGTTTTATGAACACTTACTTTGGTCCCTTAGGTGAGGAATATTGCATCTATTTCTACGCATTGTCCATTTTCTTTGGAATCACATTTGCTCTCAGTTTGTTTTCGGTCATTTATTACATGGCGTTTAATTTTAGCAAGTTGAACATTATGTTTATTGCGAATACATTCTTCTTGCTTCTTAATTCTTTTTTGATGTACTTGTCTAACCGATTGTTAAACACTATGTGTGTGAAGAGTCTCTAAATTAAGGCACATTATTGTTTATTCAGACGCTACTGCTTTATTTGACGCGCGACTTTGTCCTTGTGTAGTGTTGATCGGTTTCAAAAACATGTCCCGTGTGACGACATCATTTACATAACTAGTCTGCATTGAAAATGGATTCGTGCCTCGCTGTCCCATTAGTTCCCGGTCGGAAATTTTATTATCAAGATATTCACGTTTGTTCTCGTTGTCACTATTTCTTGAATAACTTAATTCATTAATATCGGTAAACGCTAAAGATTGTGCGATCGCATTTTGCCCACTATCGTAACTTAGTTGTTGCGTTGTTTGATCACCTTCTTCGTAACCATAGTCAGAAATTGTCGTAGTTTTGTTAGTATTAGTATTAGTATTAGTATTAGTATTAGTATCACGATCTTTATCCTTTCGAGGACTTTTATAATAGGGTTCTCCAACACTCCATTTCCAATAATTTATACTCATTATTATTAAATAATATATAATAATGAGCGAATGAACTAACAAAATTTAAGACATGTTTTAATCTAAACGAACAATTTGGAGGTTCTTAGTGAAAAAGAAAGCATCTTTGTTAGTTCGTCGTCTTTTTAAGTTGCATTCTAAACAGGCAATTAATAGATTGTTTCTGTTATGCCCTATTTCATTGTTGATCCTGTCTAATGACCATTGTTTGTTTTCTCTTACAATTTCATACAGCAAATAGGTTTCACAGGCGCAGTAATGGCATCGCATTTTAGACTCATTTAATAGATCTATTACATCAGTAAAACTAACAAATTCTGTTTCCAGAAATTTACCCTTTAATATGTCTTGCTGTTTGTATCCACATATTTTCGCCTTTATATGACTAACAATCATGGAAATATGCTTACGATTTATTAATTCGTTGTTAGTATAATTCTTATTGAACAAAGAATTTAATAGATTCAACTGTGTTTCAAACGATAGATCTTCATTGTTGAGTCCCCATGTCTTGGTTTCAACACGCATTTTCTTCTCCTTTTCCTTCTTTTTAATTTGTTTTGATCCATTTGTTAGTTCATTAATAATAACCTTTTTATCTGAAACATTTGTTATATTTGATCCATTTGTTAGTTCATTGTATTCATCATTCATAATTTTTGAACAATTCGTTTCCTTTATAAATATTTTCTTTACATTACTATTGTTTGTCAAAGACATTTATAAATAAATATATAATAAATTGTGAATAATAATGTATATAATAGAATGGGTATAAAAAGTAAATATTATATAAATGTTCTTTATATATAATATAAAAAACTGAGTTAAACTCAATTTACTATATTATTATATAAAATGACTACAAAAGAACAAGATATACAAGAAATAGATCAGACGCAGACGCAGACGCAAGTACAGACGCAAGTAGAAACCGAATGTAATGAATTAAAATCCATCAAATACAAGTCAATGTTAATGAATGGGATTGCATGGCCGGAAAAAAAGAATTCAAGCAATCTGACAAGTTTGGACAAGTTCCTCGAAAATGAAAAGAACACAAACGCTAATGAACCATGGTCAAAATTGGACAAGACTGCTAAACTAAAGAAATTGATTTTGTACGCTGACAACTATAAGACTGAAAATGAACTATCGCTAGAAGAATACAACAAAATGGTTGCGTTCTTCAAGGATTGCTTGGATAAGAAGAAGTTACAAAGAGTAAAAGATGTGGTTTATGATAAGGACAATGGATCCATTAAAGAAATACCAGCGCTACATTTCAATAAACCAAACACTCATTTTACATTGAAGAACATTGACAAACGCGTTTCAACAATAAGAAGTTTGGCGCCAAAGAAGAAGGGCACCGCTAAAAATATTGTGAATAATGATGATTCCGACTCGGATTCAGGTGATAAAGTCTAACTTTCATGAAAAGGTGGAAATATTATTGGAGGTTTGACACCACTTTTACACATTTTCTCATTACACCATTTTACAGAGCAAAAAATAAGATACATGCTGTGTAAATCTTCAAGGGTTTAAACTTTCAAATATAGACATACATCATCTTCAAAAACAGTATAAATTAAATACACCGCAAACAAATTGGAAATCCAACACCATAAACTCCCCCACGTAAGTGTTTTGTGATATAAAATATAGCTGATTGAAATAGCAATAGATACGCACAATAATAAAAGCCAATTACGTTTTAATACCTGATTTGAAATCAAAAATAAAAACCATATGATCATTAAAGGAAACGAAAACTGTAACCAATACCAAGCCAAGTGTCCATTAGCTGCCGGAATGGTTCTAAAATCAATGGAAGACCACGGTTTTAAAACCAGTAGTACAACTGCAATAAAACAAATATATAAAAATAGTAAAACATTCTTGATTGGTTTATCAATTGTTAAAAATCCAAAAACGGGTTGTGATATTACCAAAATTAATGATAATTGCGATACAACTCGATTTGAAAACTGCTTTGACCAAACAAAATATTCAGTCAATTGAATCAACATAAATGACTGCAAACTAAAAAGTTCTAATAAAGAAATTTTATTATTGAAATATGCAAATAAGCACGCAAATAATCCAAAAATATATGTATTTAATGAAACTGATGCGTTCCAACACATTATCAATATATTATAACTATAAAATAATATATTCAAGAAAACAATACACAAAAATCAAGATAAATTATTTATAGGTCATTTTATTTATAGGTCATTTTATTTATAGGTCATTTCATTTATAGATTCATTTCATTTACAGATCATTTTATTTATAGGTCATTTTATTTATAGGTCATTTCATTTATAGGTCATTTCATTTACACCTTTTACACCTTTTTACATTTCAAATGCCGACTCAAAGGGTCGGCATCTTTTAATGTAATTAGGTAACTGTTACTTTTTAGCGTAGCAAAAACCGATAAATCACCTTTTATATACAGTAATTCTGCCTTCTGCAGAATTATGATATATAAATCGGCAATTGAAAGGTTAAAAAGTGTAAATGATAAAATATGTAAAAAAGGTGGAAGGATAAAATTGATTTGAATTTTTAATTTAAAAATAAAAGAACAATGATAATATAAAGAATGGACAAAGTATTCATAAACGCATTACACGAATTAACTAATATAATAGACGAAATTGAAGCAGACGAAGACGATGTGTTCTTCAGCGAAGAAGACGCGCACGAACTCTACGATAATTGTATTTATTTGATGGAGGAATTCATGAAGGACAATATTAAAGTCATTGTTGAACCGGATTTCGACGAAATATTTGACGAGAATATCAAGGAAATTATGGCAGCGTTGTTTGAGGACGATATATTTTATAATGACGACGCCGAAGACGAATTGGATGAGATCATCGCCGAAGCAAAGACTGACTTCTTCACTAATTATACAACACCGCGTTCATATCCAGACGCCCGTATTCTTGTTCAACCCGACTACGAGTTTATTGAAGAACAATTAAATTTACTACGAAACAAACCGCAACCTGCGCAGCGAACCAAAGAATGGTACCAATTTCGCCATAATTTAATCACCGCAAGTAACGCTTATAAGGCCTTTGAAAGTCAGGCGACCAAGAACCAGTTAATATATGAAAAGTGTCAACCACTTCAAGG